ACCTCCGCCTCCGCCTCCGCCTCCGCCTCCTCCAATACCCATTCCCCCACGACCGAGTAGTCTCCCAAGACCTTGACGACCCTCACCACCCTCATCGAGCAGCTTGAAATACTCGTTTAGCTTTTTAACTTGAGTAGTATTCTCGTTCAAATCCTTCAGGTAGTCGTCCTTGATATCGGCAACCGCTGCACGAGTCTCATTGCGTCGATCTTCAATATGCTCCGACGCAGGCTTACTGGCGAGCCACTCATCAAAGTGTTTAAAGGCTCCTCCACCCGAGCGCTGGCCTTCGCCTTCGCCTCCGCCAGTAGCCGGAAGGTCGGCGAACCTCAGCGGGGCCGTGCCTGTATTCTTTGAGGGACCGGCCAGCCAGGGAGAGTGTCGGAGGTCTTCCTCACGAGTAGACCGCGGTACATCGGTAGGCTGCCCACCACCGGCAGGCTGCTTAGCACCGTCACCGTGAAGTTTATTGTATATCTGATTGGCTGCACTGAGTGGCGAGACTAGAAAAGACAGTACGGTCGTAAAATACTTTGCGGTTGGAGAGTCGAAGATACCATTCCAACCTGAGTGGATCTCCTTCAGTATGCTGTTCGCCAGCTCAAGGCCATGGACGATGACCCCGTCTGCGCTTAAAGCACTCGTCGAGAGGTCCTCGGTGAACTTCTCCCACTCCTTGCCGATCTCAAAAGTCGTATCTCTAAACTTCTCAGTCGCCTTCTGTTGGTCCTGAAATCGCTTAGACTTTTCCGCCATAAACTTATCAATGGCGCCGGTGACGCCCAGTATCGGATCAAGCTTCCAAAGTTGCATGAACCTGCTGGCGGCCTGGGCGGCCTTCTCGCGAGTACCTCCCTGCTGGTGCAGTACGTTATCATAAACGTTCTGACGCTGAGTAAGTATCTCATTCAATTGACCCGACTGGGTCGTCTGCGCCTCGACCTTCCTGATGGCGTCAAGCATGACCGGACCGTATGCCCCGGCGGCCTGAACCATCTCGGTTAATTTTCCAGTCTCTGGTCTGGCGAGCTCAGAGAGGGTCCGAACCATACCTCCCAGGCTCTCCTCGACGACGCCAGCACCGACGCCGAGTTTCTCATACTGCTCCGAGATATGCTTGAGCTCGGCAGGATCCATACCGATGACTTTGGCCTTATTCGAAATCTCCTGGATCTTTGCAGCGAACTCACTGAGGCTACCAATACCAACGGCAATGGTAGCGGCAGTCCCCGCCATCGCGGCACCCGCGGCACCAAACTTACCTATGTACTTGGTCAGCCCCTCAAACCCTCTAGTGGACTCCTTCGCTAGCTCCTTGATCTCCTTTCCCAAGTCCTGATTGTGGGACTGGAATTTATTCACAACTCCCTGGGCGCTTGCCCCGAGGGAGCTAAGCTCCTCGCGTAGCTTTGCCAACCCCGCAGACGCCTGGTCGTCGAGGGTGACTTGAAGCTGTAAGTGCTGCTGCTGTTCGGCGGGCACCTAGTCCTCGCGCTTGCGCTGGCGCTCCAGTTGGGCCGTCCTGCTCAAATGCAGGCGTACCTCGCTAATTGGCATATCAAGAAAGAGGCGAGGGTCGAGGTGGTAGTAGCTGGCTAACCGGTAGCAGTCGAGGATCATACCGTCGTCTACGGTAGGGTTCACCAGGCCCGAAGATCTGGTAAAAAAAATTTTCTCAGGCGATAGGCGCAGCTATTCCAGTCGCGAGTATCCATCATCTCGAGCAGTGGCGGGAGCACTCCACAGAGCGCACCCATGATGTAGGTCATCTTCCGCTCTTCGATGATGATCTCCCCGTCCCACAGCATCCTCGTCGGATTGCCGATACGGTTAATCTCCCCGGCCCGAGGCTCCCTGAAGGTAAGGCTGGTGATCTCCTCACCCTTGTCGTTCCTAATCGGCTTATAGAGGAGTTGAACAGTAATGGGCCAATCCTCCGCACTACTGGCGATATCCTTACGCAACTGATCAGCCTCACTCAGAGGGGCCTCGATAGGAGGAGGCTCTGCCTTGATCTGAGTAGGAAGGGGCTGCTGAGGTGGATTGGTCTGCGGCTCGATGACTGGCTGCGTGATGGGCTGAAAGCCCTCGCGCACCTTGGATCCGTTACCTGATATTCTGACTTGCTCACTCACGTTACTTTCTCCTTTTTCAAGTCACCAGTTCTTTATCGAGAAGTGAAGCACGACGATCAAGAGTGTAATGACGATCAGCCATCTCCACGTGAATGCGACAAACAGTATAGAGCCAGCCAGCAACACAATGATGGCGGCCCCGATCACCTCCAGTACATTCGCTATTTTCTCACCAACGTAGTTCATCCGCCAGCGGGTCCCTTACCAGTTGACACACCCGCCAAGGAGAACTCCTGACAGGCAAGACCCTCCCACCTGACGTGAACCACGCCATCTCGAGTATTCTCCTCGAGAGCTGCCTTGCACATCGCCCCCGTGAGAGTGTACACCATCCCATTTGCCAGCTTGGCGACGACAGTGACGTTCACTTGGGTCTCAAGGTCCTCAAGCAACATCTCGGGGATCGCAGTGAGGTCGCCCTCTATAAAGGGGACGCGGGGAGTCTCGTGGTACCCGCAAACCCCTTCCTGCCCCGCCACCATCGTTCTCTCCACCGATGACGGACTGACGACAAAGTTACCGCGAAGAGCCCACTGGACTTGATTGACTGTAAGGTAGGCGGTGCCTGCGAGTTTTCTAGCCATAGGTCCTCAGGCGATGCTGATCTCCTGGCAGGAGAGCCCTTCCCAGCGGACCCTGACCTGACCATCTCGAGTATTCTCCTCGAGAGCAGCCTTGCAGGTGCCACCCGTAAGGGTGTACTGCATCCCGTTGGCGAGCTGGGCGACGACGGTCACGTCAGTCTCACCCTCAAGGTCCTCGAGCAAAAGACCCGGCACGGCGGACAGGTCTCCCTCGATATACGGTACGCGGGGCAGCTCCTGGTAGCCGTGGACGCCGTCCTGCCCCGCAATCATTGTGCGCTCTACTGCACTCGGGCTGACGGTAAAGTTGCCGCGGAGGGCAAGCTGCGTGCCGTCCACGGTGAGGAACGCAGTACCTGCGAAGCGTTGCGCCATAGCCGTCTCCTATTCTCTGGCGGGATTTACTTGCGAACCTTTGTTCCAGAGGCAGCTAAGGCAGCCTCGGGGACATCGAGAGCGATGGCGAACTGGCGGCGCTCGCTCTGTTTGACGGGAGCGTCTCTGCTCCCGGACCTGATCTTCAGCCAGGCAAAGGCCTTGGTCCACTCACCACCGCCCTTGACGATAACGGCGGTCCCTGGGATACATGGAACCATTACCTCGTCGCCATCTTTATCGAACAGATCGTTATAGAGCTCACCGTTCGACGAGATCTGGAACGAGATATTGGCGTCGTCCCAGTACTCTGACATGGTGATACGGACGATCTCACCAGCAGTGAGGTCAACCCCGTTGGACAGGCTCTCACCCTCCTGAATATCGGGACCTTCCACGATTACGAGCGGCATCCAAGTCTTCTCCTAATGAAGGCCGTCAGGCCTAGGGTTGACTACTGCGGAGCACTACCAGAGGCCTGATAGGGCGGAGGGGCGCGGCCGATAATCTCAAGATCGATACCGCGGTCATACTGGAGGCGGAACTGAGCAAGCACCGCAAAGATACGGAGCTGGTTGATCAGGTCCGGCGGGTAGAGCACGTTGATCCGGTTAGGGTCGTTCGGGTCGCGCTCGACGATCAGGTTGGCCTTGAACGCCTTGAGGTTCTCGACCAAGCCATTCCACATATCGATCTGGTAGTCGCTAACCAGCTCGGCCTTGATGATGCCCGGCGTTACGATGGCCTGACCAGGACCAAACTTGGTCCCGTCGTCAGCCAGCTTATGGCGCGGGAATTTCGAGGTGATGACATGCTTCTGATTGCGCAGGAGCTTAGCGAGCGTCGCCAGGGTCGTCACCAGCTCGTAGGCATCGTCGGGAGCACCCCACAAGTTGAGCTGGTACGTAGTCTGCTCACGCAGGATCATCGGCTGGCGATCACTACCGGTCTCCTGGATTGCTAGTCCGTTGGAGGCCAGACTGTTGAGCTCTGGGAAGTCGAAGCGATCCTCCCTCGGACACCCCTTGATCTTATTCAGAGCAAGCGTTTGGAGGGGGCGCGCAGGGTCGTTGATCAGAGCCCGCTGGGCCTTTGCGGCATATGCTGCGGCCGCCTCGAACATCGGACTTACCGTCGTCTGCTCGAATGACATAATCGACGTTATACCGCTATTGAGCGTATCTCCGAACAGGATCAGATCGGCATAGGTCCCGCGCTTGGCCGAGAAGACGTGACCAAACTGCTGGCGCTCCCAGCCCCAGCGACCTTGATCGGTGAAGCCATACTCCTGATCCCACTCGAATATACTATTAGTGTCGTTATAGGGCAGAGCCACATATTCGAAGGCATCCTTCTGGATGGCAGAGATCGCGTTGTCCATCACGGGGACGCCTACGCCACCGGAGAGGAGACCGCCAACAGGCAGTGTGATCCCGAGCCCCGGAGGAGTAATCTCGCTCCCAAGCGAGCCGTAGTAGTTCATGGTGATGGTTATCTCATTACCGTTGACGCCCTTGAACGTGGCCGTCAGATCGACGTCGCTACCTCCTAAGGCGCTCACGGTGGCAGTGACCGGGAGGGCCGGGGTACCGTTCTCGGAGTATGAGTTGTTGATCTGATCGGCGATTGCCTGAGCGATGTCTGCGGTCGTATCGGTCGACATGACGTTGACCGGGATGGGGGTCCCTGCGATATAGAGATGGATCGTACCGGCAGAGGTCGGTGCGTCCGCAATGGCGATGGTACCCGTCGCGGCCGTAGCCCCAACCGGCTCCGCCAGGGGGAGGCCCCACACCTCGTTGGCGAAGTTATTGTTATAGTACGCCTGGAACATGCGGCTCAGCTCGGAGCCCGCGCCGAAGTGCTGGTCCGCCTGCGACTGCGAGCCGATAGGGATCGGAACGTCCGGCGGTGCATCGCCGTCCGAGGTCATGATACCCACCATCAGCGCCTTGAGGTTGATCGTGGGCAGGCCCGCCATCGAGGGGTCCACTTCGACCCAGTATAAAGGTACCTTGATGTTAGCGGGAATGTTGGCAAACGAGATAGGCATTTTCCTGCTCCTTCCGTGAGTGGATGACTAAGGGCCTAAACCCTTTAGCTCTCGTGAGTCCGCGCTCGGCGAGGCTCGGGCGGTTCAGGATGAGGCTTGGCCTCCTTCTTCTCCGCCAGCTTGACCGAGCCCTCCTTCAGCCTTCTCCGAGTGAAGGTATCGTCGGGCCACTCGATCGAGCCCTCACTGCGGAAGCCACCGGCCCTCGGATGCTTAAGCAGCCGACGCATGTCTGCGTCTCTCGGCTCCACCCGCACGCCAGGACGAGTCGCCATCTTCTTGACTCGCTCCAAATTGGCTCGAGCCTTCTGAGACTGCGTGAGCGTCGTCGTTACGGTTACCATCTAACTCCTCCTCGCTTCTCTGAGCGTCTGAAGCATGTACTTAACTGTGACCGGCTGGATCTGCGTGGGGTCCGCATTGTTGAGCGAGACGGTCACGTCGATCTCGTCCAACGTATCCGTGATATCTGGGTACCACTCGCTACGGAAGAAGCAGTTCAACTCGTACTGGAGCTCAGCGAAAGGCGTCTCGTTATTGGCTCCTGGAGCCCCGAAGACTGGGCGGCGAGAGCCTCTCAGGATTGACTCGATACCAACACCCTCCGGATTATTATTGACCAAGACATTCATCAGGTGGGGGTCGGTCCACAGCAGCCCCATAACCTTCCAGAAGGACATATCGATCATGCGCTCGACCTGAACAGGATCGATATTGGCCTGGATTATAGAAAAACCGATGCGACCCGTGTGATTGAACCTAACGCAGCCGGTATTGGCATCTCCGTCGGGGACCATCACCTCGTCTACGATATAGACGCCAAGGTACGGTAGCAGACCCGGCTGTACCGGCAGCATCTTCGTCTTACGAAGGGTCCATCCAGAGAAGTATGCGTCAGCCGTAACTACACTATACATGGCGTCTCGGATATCATACAGAATACTCTGCTGCTCCGTAATCATACAATAGCCTTGAGCTGGAGGGTCAACTCTCCTCCGCCATTATTCCAGGCGTTGGATATCTCGAAGTCTCCAAGGGCGGGCAGGCCCACGACCGGGTCTTCTGGAATATTGACAGTATCCCCCTGAACGGGGAGTACAGGAAACTCCGCAATTCTAATATCAAGGATGGTATCCTGGTCCGTAATGATGCTTCCGTCCTCCAGGACGACATTCAGGATGCGGCTGTCATAGATACCGCGACCCTGACCAGAGTACGAATTACCCAGAGCGGAGGTAAACGTAACCGTCCTCCCGAATACGTCCTGGGAGGGGAGGTAGACCAGGGTCGACATATTTATCGCCACGACAGGTGCTCCTCCATCAGCTTCGCCATCCTCTCCACCAGCTTATCGAAGAGTATCGGTCTAAGGATCGGCCTGCTACTGCCAGACCCCTTGCGGATGGCGCCACTAGTTCTCGACTTAAACCTCGTCTTATGTATTCCCGTCTTACTCTTGAGGTGTGCGATCCTCGACGTAGGCCAGATGCTCGTCTCTGCCGTCTTGCCGTTCAGTTCTGTATTTGGATAGCGGCGCCTCATGTCCTTGGTCTGCCACTCAGTCAGCTCCTCCGCCATCTCGACTGGGAAGTTAACGAGCTCGCTCGTCATCTTCTCCACTCTGGCGAGCGCCTTGCCGGTATCCAGGTGGACTTGAAACGGCACCGTTAAACCTCCAGCCTGACATAGTGGGACAGGAGGTCTCCGGCGGCCGTGGATCCAAACGGCCCCTGACCCTTCTGCTGACCTTGAACTATATCGAAATACATCACACGGCTGTCCTTGTGGCTGATGCTGCGTATGCCGCTGACGCCGAGCCTCTGCATGTATGCCTGGTTCTCCCTGATCGCCAGCGCAACCGCCTGCTTGAGGGCGGGGGGAGCCTCATCGGGCAGATTATAGCCACCCGCATACGTCACCTTGATCGGCTCTGTATTCGTCCCCAGTAGCTCGATCTTGCCTGACTTCCACTCGATCTCATACTCAGACGAGTCAATCACTCCTCCAGTGGGGCTCTCAACTATAATGGAGTAGGTGTCGTCAAGGGGATAGTGGCTGAGAAACAAGCGCTTCATTGCGTTGGTCTGATCATATTCAACGCAGCGCCATATCTCGTAAAGCTCCTCGTAGGCGAACGTCCTATTGCAGTACTCGGAGATCATATCGGAGTAGATGGTGATGTACTGGTTGTATAGCTCATCCTGAATGGTATCAGATACAGGAATACCGAACATAAGCTTGAGCTCATCGAGTGTAATGAGGTCATAGTTCGTCGCAGGAGTAATGATATTGACGACCCGATCCGCCACAGTCAGCTCTCCTTATTATACTGCTCGAACAGGCCTCGCAATTCTATTGCCGGCCCGTCGCTGAAGGCATCCATGATCGGAGTAACCGTATAGCCATCTCGATTGACCCGCCAAGCAGTGATGTGAGGCGCGCTCGCTCCGCGCTCTCCCCTCTCACCGGGGTCACCCTTTGGCCCCTGCCTTCCAGTCTTGCCGAGCGCAGACATAAGCTGCCAGTCATCTCCGGGGCAGGCCCCTGGGTTATCGACCCTCGAGATAAAGCTACAGCCATTAAAGGCAACGATGTCGAGAGCCATATAGGTCTCTCTCTCACTATACGTACCGCGGACAACTGGAGAGGAGGCGCTATGCCCTGCAGCCGCGATGAGGGCCCAGTCGTCGTGCGGAGGTTCACGGGCGGTATCTCTCCTGGCCTGGTAGCAAGAGCCCCGGTGGCTTACGACGTCTCCAGTATAATGGACGCCCCCTGAGACGTACCCCTTGACCTCCCTAAGCAGGCCCGGGGCGCCATCGCTACCGCGCTCTCCTGGCTCGCCCTTGATGCCTGGCTCGCCTGGCTCGCCCTTGATGCCTGGCTCGCCGCGCACTCCTGGCTCGCCCTGCAAGCCAAGTAGGCCTCGCTCTCCCTTCTCGCCTCGCTCTCCCTTCTCGCCGCTCTCGCCCTTCTCGCCTATAGCGCCAGGCTCGCCGCGCTCACCAACTATACCCGTTTCTCCTTTCTCTCCCCTTTCCCCTATAGGACCGGGCTCGCCCCTCTCACCGGCGATACCGGGCTCGCCCTTCTCGCCTATAGCGCCTGGCTCACCCTTCTCGCCTGCAATGCCAGGCTCGCCAGGCTCGCCCCTCTCGCCTGCGATGCCGGGCTCGCCACGCTCTCCCCTCTCTCCAAGGTCTCCCTTCTCGCCGCAATCACCGCTCTCTCCGGTATCTCCACGCTCGCCCTTCTCTCCAGGGTCTCCCTTCTCGCCACGCTCACCGTTATCACCCTTCTCTCCTGGCTCCCCCTTCTCGCCGTGCTCACCGGGGAGGCCGCGCTCACCGTTCTCGCCGCGCTCACCTGGGACACCCTTCTCACCTTGCTCACCTTGCTCACCTTGCTCACCTTGCTCACCTCGAGGGCCATCCTTCAACTCTGCAAGGCGAGAGTCGATCTGGCTCTTGAGCCCAATAACCTGAGCCTCGAGCCTAGCTATGATCGTCGCCGCCTGAGCCTCCATCAGCATGTACTGTCGGTCCCACTTCTCCTGGGCCCGATCCAGTACTTCTGCCAGAGCCATTCGCCATGAGTCGAGCAGCATGTCTTCGCTGTCGTCCGACATTCTCTGTGAGGCGAAGGAGGGTTCTGACTTCCCGTTGGATGTCGTCATGGTCCATTCCCTTTTCGGGAGGTGGTGGCGGTTTATCCGTCGGTGGCGGTTTATCCGTCGGAGGGGTGTCACCGAGTCCACCGGCGGGAGGGGGAGCAGACGGAGAGGGAGACGACGGAATTGCCGCAACGGCACTCAGAGGAACGACCTGCTGCTGAACGCGAGGCTCGTCGCCAAACTTTACGTCGGGCAAGCCCTCTCTATTGCGTGCCTCATTGGGAGAGTAGATGCCGCCCTGAACTCCTCGAGCCAATGCATCGATGCGATCCTTCAAGGCAGAGCGGAGCAGTGCTTCAGTATCAAACTCTACATACTCGTCGGGCTGGCCCTTGAGCTGGAAGAGATTGCCAATGGCTTCCTCAACGTGGTTGAGGCAGAACCCAAGCCCGCTGGCGATCCAGCTCTGCATGAGCAGTTCTGCCGAGCTATACGAAGCTCCTCCTATTCCAAGGATCTGGAGAGGCACGCGGAAGGCTAGGGCAATCTGCTCGTTGGATAACTTAAGGATGTCAGCGGTCGCTGCGTCCTTGCCTCCTACGGCCCACGGCATCACCTTCAGGCCCGCAGTAAGGATCGGCGTACCGCCCTGGTTGAGACCCTTGACTTGCTCGTTCCACCTGTCCCGCAACTGCTGGACGTTATCCTTATCGAGGACGAGATCGGTACTCAGAACCGCAGAGGGTCTGGCCTCATTTGCATAGAATGAATTTTGCTGCCTGGCGATTGCCTCAGCCATCGCGATGTTGGAGTAGGCCGCAACGATCGGGCTCTCTCCTACGAGAGGTCTCGGGTAGCGCCGCTGCTCGTGGAGCCTGATGTGGAGCACGTCGCGATGGGGAACGGTGACCATCGGCTCGCCAAACATCCTGGCGACGACGTCGTTTCCTCCGAGCCAATAGAAGATGTCCCCCGTAGTCGCAAGGCGGGGGTGGGATATCTCGGGGTGCATGAGGTGAAGTTCGTCAACCTCATAGCGGTCGTTTCTCAAGGCAAGCGCATACGCGTTGCCGTTCATGTAGAGTGACCTTACCAAGTTCAGTAGAAAGTCACTGATCGTCTGATACGAGTTAGGGTATCGCAAGATACGGGCGAGCGCTGAGTTCTTCACTCTGTCTCGCCCGCCCTTCTTGTTCAGTCGCCAGTGGTCTCCTGGGCACATCGCTACCGTCTGGGAATAGGCGGAGACGCAGGCCTCCACCATCGCCGAGCTCGTGGAGGCATACAGGGGGTTGTGCCCCTCCTGCCACCAATTTGTCGACGCTCCGTCGGGCAGCCACCCACCCGTAATTGGAAGGTAGTAGGGACCGGGGCGAACGGCGCCCTCGACCGCCTTCCAGATCGAGAGGATGGTCTTAGCGATGCCGGCCATGGGCCTGACCTTTTTTTAGCTCTCGCCAGCCCTCGTTTGACGAGTCGGATAGGTGCTTCCCTTACTACCGTGCCGCTCTGCCTCCATCGACTTATTGTGCGGCTCGGCGTGCTGCGGCGTCTCTGGATCACTCCCGTCCGCCTCATGCTCGAGGATGTGGCCGCCGGACGCAGTGATATCAAGCTCCTCCTGGGTCGGGGTCGGCTTGCCCTTGGTCTTCTGGGCGAACTCCGCCCTTGACCTATCGCTGATCTTCCTCTCCGCCTCGAGAGACTTCTTGGCGCTCTCTGTGGCGGGATTGTCTGCCGTCTTGGTCATCTAGACCTCCTTAGCGTGGGGGGGGGTTACCCCGTAGGGCCTGCCAGAGGCCCCGCTGGTGCGTTCTTGGCTGCCTGGGGCTATCCTAGGAGCCCCAGGCCAATGAGGCCCCTCTATGGCCTCCCTAGAGGCTTAGGAACTAAGTTCCCTAAGCCCCTCTACCAGGTGACGTTCTGGACCCAGGCGACCGTGCCGGCGCGGCGCTGCAGCCAGTTGAGCGGCAGGACCATGCGAAGCGCAAGCGAGTCGGTCTGGAAGAGCGAGCGCTGGGGTGCAGCCACAGTGCTCGGAGAGGCGACGAGCTCGAGAGGGGTCGTATCCTCCATGTGGAGGGTCGCCTGGTCACTCATCTCCATCCTTGGCGCATCCCCGCCGACCACTACGAAGTCGGCAGCGTCGACCAGGATCATGGTCTTCGAGGGGACATTCGCAGAGTCGATATATGGGATGGTAGCGAGCGTGCCTGCCTTGATCTCATCGCGGAACGGGAAGATGCCCGTGTTCGCTGCGGAGAGCAGACCGGCCCGCAGCATATCCGTCTGGTTCACCAGCCAGACCGGAGAGCGTACGTTGCCATATGTCGCCGTGGAGATCGCGCCGATCACACCGACAAGGTCTCCCACCAGGGCGGGGATGCCGCCGCCAGAGGTCGCCGGGATGGCCGCCACGCCGTTGAGCAGACCTGCCGGGCGGATGACCGTAGCCGGGTTCGCATCGATCAACACGCTGTCGATCGCCACGGTAGTATCCACCTGGATGGAGTCACGCAGGATGCCCTCGATCGCTGGGATCGAGTGCTCATCCATCTCCTTCGTCCAAGTGGTGATCACGGCCATCTTCTTCGGAGTGAGCGTCTGCGAGGTGAACGCTCCCTGCCTGACCGGGATCGCCATGCCCTCTCCAACGAAGCTGCCCGCCAGGCTCGGAGTACGAGAGCGCGTCGGGATAACGATGCGCCCGGCACTACCGAAGCTGAGCGGAAGGCCCCGCGTAGCGAGACGAGTCATGATCGCGTTGGGCATCAGCAGAGGCATCAGGTCCGCATAGGTGGTGTGGGCCAGCTCTGCCGCCCAGCCAGTAACGGTGGTCATGGCCGGGGCGGAGGCCGCGCGGAGTACGATGTCCGACATGACCTTGGTGTCGTCGTCGCGATACTCCGGGAAGCGCTCGCCGATCTTGTTGCGGGTCTCCTCGACGGTGCGTCCCCAGCCCCTCGCGTGGAGAGCGATGGTGCCAGCTCGGACGAATAGGCCAAGGAGGTCGGGGGCCGTCCTTACTGTCCTTGGGCGTACTGCTGTGCCATTACCATTACCATTACCATTACCGCTTACCGACACCAAAGAGCGCCGGGGAGGTAGCGTCGGCTGCGGGTCACTACCGTTACCTGCGGTCTTGACCAGGATCTTCTCACTATCGACCAGGCCCTCCCTGATCCGCTCGAGCTGGGCTATGTCCTGGTTGAACTTGCCCATGATCTCGAGATCGCTATTGCTCACGTTGGTATCGTCCATCTTTTCGAGATGGACTTGAAGGGCATCCTTCTTGGCGATGATCTGCGTCTCCAGGTCCTGGATGCGCTGTGACAGGCCAGACATTTGTCCAGCTCCTCTGTTGCTGTTACTTCTTCTGGCGTGCCCGCCGGTGAACCCTCGGTGTCGCACTCGTCCCTTATCGCCTTGCCCGGCAAAGACGAGGTCGATCACCTCTGGTGAAATCTTTAAGCTCTTGGCTATAGCCAGCGCGTTCGGATTTGCAGGTACGGCGACCACGCTGGTCTCGACTAACTCACTCTTGGTGTAGACATAGCCCCAGTCCGTTCCCTCCCTCTTTTTACTCTCAAGTGGGCGGAAGCCCACGGAGACTGCCTTGAGGATACCGGAGTCGATCAGTCGCCTGATCTCATCGATCCTGGGACTGGTCCCCTCCGCAGCCATCTCGAGGTGGCCGATCAGCTGCTTGTTCTCGACGCGGATGTTCAGCCACTTGCCGATCGGAAAGTCGGAGCGGTGACCAAACAGCGCAATCGGATTGCGCTTGAACGCCTTGAGGTCCCAGCCGTCCGACATGATCACGTCGTCCAGTCTGTCCGGTGTCTCGTCGGAGAGGACGAACTCCATCCCGCTGACGGTGGCGGAGTGGGTCTTATACTGGATGTCCTTGGCCGCAGCGTTCTCCCAGATCATCTGGCAGGCATCCTCGCTGCCAATCTCGTCGACGCAGTCGGACATGAACTCGTCCTCGTCGTCATACTCCTCGGGATCGGGCACCTCCTTGTGCCAGAGGTCCATGCAGATGGCGACAGCCTGCTCCCTTGAGCGCCCGGTTCTGACTATCTCCGGTATGCATCTGGCCGTGAAGTCGCTCTGGCTCTCACCCTTGTTGGGCTTGATCTGCATGGTGTCTCTCCTATGCTGATATTCGCATGAACGCCAGCCACGAGTTGGGTATACTCTCGATCTTCCAACCCTCACCGATCAGACTATTGAGCGCCTGGGTGACCTCGACCGCGGGGTTGTTGTAGTCGTGCCAGCAGATCATCCCTCCAGGCCGAACCAGTGCCCTGGCCAATCTGCTCTCGTGGAGGACGGCCTTCTCGCTGTGGTCTCCGTCGATGAATACTGCGTCGCACATCTCGAGGTCATACTGCTCAATCGTCAGCGAGGGCTGGAGCAGCAGATAGAACCTCGAGTCGTGCATGGCATAGCGCCCCGCGCGGTCTGGTACCTCGCTCCTCTGGCACTCCAGTACCGTCTCATAGCCCGAAGGAACGTCGATGCCTATGTATCTCTCGATCGACCCTACATTCTCGAGGATGCGCGAGGCGGTGATCCCTAGATTGCAGCCAAACTCAATCACCACCCTCGGGGACACACTGCCGATGAGATCGACCAAGAGCGAGGTCTCCCTCTGGTTGAGGTAGTGGCTGAACGGACCTCGAGGCAACAGGATCATAACGGACGCCGCTGGGCCATGGCGCTGCGCCAGTCTCCGGGGCTCTCCTGGCGAAGCAGCCTGACCCTGTCGTACCAGCGGGCCTGCCAGCGCCAGCTCGCCCAGTGGGAGAGCAGGCCATAGACGTTAGGGTGGCCGATCGCGCCGGCGAGGTGGAGTGCGGCAGTGTCGACGCTGATAATCTCGTCCATGGTCGACATCAGCTCGGCGCACTCTGCGAAGTCCTTGAAGGAGTGGTGGATGACCCCGCAGCACTCCGCCTCATCGGCGCCCTGGGCCTGAACGCTGTGGATCTCTCCGCCTCCGGAGATCATATCGACCAACTCGTGGAGGGCAATGGAGCGTGGGTAGTCACCCGGAGAGGGCTTACCGACGGACCACGCTACTCCGATGCGATAGTCTCGGACGTAGGCCGAGGGGGGAAACTTGAGGTACGGAGCACCGGTCACGCTCTTTGGCGTCACCCCGAGCCGGCGAGGGAGGTGGAGCATTGGGCAGAAGAAGTCGGCGTCGACCTGCTCTATGTCTTCTGCGGTCTGGCAAAGCTCCTCCGCGGTCCTGCGAAGCTCCGGCGGTACGACGGCGACGACCTCTTTATCGAGCTGGGGCGCATAGCGCAGGCACATGATGGTATCGCCAAGACCGTGGGCGTGGAGCAGCATCAACCGACGGTAGGGCTCTCCGCGCCACGGCCTGAGGCCCAGCGCTAATGCACGCTCGACCTGGGGACGCATGAACGGCTTTGACTGCTCGCACTGCCAGTACTCCTCAAAGCCCTTGTCCCAGTCGCCGCAGGCGAGCAGGATCATCGCGCGGTTGAACCTGGCCCGCAGCGTCGGGGCAGATCCATACGCGAGGTCGGCCGCCGCGAGGGCATCGTCGAGGAGGCCTCTCTGGTATGACTCGACGGCCATATTGAACCATTTAAGGTAGTCGCCGATGTAGATGTGGAGGTCGTTCGTCACCTCGCGCCGCCCGACGGCCTGCCCAGCGTGGGCGACAATAATGCTCTCTGGTACGGAGGCCTTGTGCCCATTTGTACTGCGTACCTCGAGCACCTCACCCCCGAGGGTCAGGCCGCGCCAGCCGTACTCAGTCTCCTCGTAGGCGATTACCGGATCCATCTTCGGGAGGTCGTCTTCGACAAAAGTGGCGAGCGGGTCTCTCATGGCCTTACCTCCTCTCTTACTTCCACGCCGGGGTCAGCCAGGCCACGCCGCGAGGATCGCGAAGCGCCCACGATACCGGCCAGCGGACCTTTATCGCCAGCGTCTCGGTCTGGAACAGGCTGCGCTCTGGCCCCGCGGCGCCCGGGAGGCCAGGAGCCGTATCGTCCATCACCAGGGCGGCCGCGCTGGCGACCTCGATCTCCGGGTCTGGGCTGATCGCCGAGGCTACGGCCTGCGAGGCTATCGCTATGATGTCGCTCCCCACTGCGCCCGACATGATCGGCTCGATGACCGCATCGTCATCTCCAAGGAAGCGGGCGGACATTCCGATCACTCTGGCGGAGTTGCCCACCAGGACGTAGGGTCCCTTGCCGCCGACTGCGCTGACCGCACCAATCAGTGTTCCGAGGTCCTCGAAGTAGGCACCAAATGGATCCGTACTCGCGCTCGGAGTCAGGGCCGCTATGCCGTTGCGGATACCGGCAGGCCTGGCGGCCGTTGCAGGATTTATGTCGAAGAATGCGGCGTCGATTGCCAGGGCGGCCGAGCGGACCAGGACGTCGCCGATCAACTGCTCCGCGTTAGAACTCTCGACCATCTCTCTGGTGAGCACGCTGATCCCTGCGACCTTGTGCGGCAGGATCGACTGGGCAGTCGCGGCGAACTGCCTCACGGGGATGGGCTGCCCCTCCGCAACAAAGCTGGCGCCCCCGGCGGTGGCGACGAACGCTGGGACACCGATCGCCCCGTAGCCGTTCCAGGTCAAGACCAGGCCGCCGGTCATGACGTCTACTGCGGCACTGGCGGCACCGAGCGCCTCGACGGTGTCCTCCACCCACTTCTGGGCGAGCTCCGCGGCCCAGCCGGTAACGCTGGTCATTGCGGGAGAGGTGGCAGCCCTGGTCGAGATCAGCGTCGCCAGCGTCTTGTCACTGGGCCACAGGCTTGCGGCGATGTCGTCGACCCTCGCTCGCTTGAGCTGAGAGAGGACCCTCGCCGTCACCATGCGGCGGAACAGGTTGCCCTCTGGGATATCGAGGGCTGGCTCTTGCTGCTGCTTGCGGAAGGGGAGCGGACTAGTCATGGCTCTGGGTCCTCATGCGATCATGGTACTTATGTCGAACTCCACCTGTCTCTCCTTGATTGCGCCCGCGGAGAGGGCCATCGCCATCGCCACGAGCGCGTCAATGCGGGAGCGGTACTTTGAGTTGCTCTTATCGAACTTCCTGCCACCGGCCGGGTCCCTCTGCACGATTGCGTTGTTCGCGCACCAGGTCAGCACTGGGTGGAGGCCGTGCCTGAGCTTCCGCTGGACCACCAGTCGCTCTACGACGTCGACGGCAGGGGTCATATCCTTGAAGCCCTGGCCGTGCTCTATCAGCGGCACGCGGCAGCCAATCTGATCGAGCTCGCGCTTCAGCTCGGCCATCCTCCAGCGGTCAAACGCGAGACCCATTATCTGGTTCTGGCCGTTGACCTCCGCAATCTTCCTTGCGATCGCCCTCGGGTCCGTTGCAACGCCGGAGGGGATGATCAGGTCCTGCCTGGCCCACACCTCGTACGGGACACCGTCCTCGTCGCCCTTCTCCTTCAGGTTGCCGGGGACCCACACCCAAGGCTTGACGTGCCACGTACCGGTATCGTCCTGGCGCACGATCACCAGTGCGGAGAGGTCTCTCGTGCTGCCGATATCGAGGCCGGCAAACACCTTCATGCCGGGCTCGATGATTGGGACATCTCCGCACGCCTTCCACGACATCGGCTCCATGAACCGAGCCTCTGCGGCCACCCGCTGGTTGAGGATCAGGTTGCGGAAGGCGTTCTCCTGGGTCGGCATCCGCTGGGCCTGGGAGGCCAGTCGCTTCACGTCTTCGAGACTGCGGAAGTCCCCCAGCGCGGGGTTGGCCATCTCCCAGGTGTCCCTGTCCCACGGGTCTGCGTCCTCTGGCGCAGAGAATAGCGTGAGATGGAAGCTCTTGTCGGATATCTCTCCCGAGTTGACCTTCTGGCCGTAGTCGATAAGGTGTGACAGCGGGGCATAGGAGTCGGCGGCCTGGGTCGAGATCACCAGCAGCAGGGGCTCCTTCCTCGCACCCATGGCGCTGTCCATGGCGTCATACAGCTCCCGATTGGAGGCCTGACCAAGCTCGTCGTAGACGACGAACGAGGGGCTCAGACCCATCTTGGTCTTCGCCTCTGCGGTCAGGGTACAGTACACACTACCGTTATAGAGGTCCTGGATGTCCTTTACGAACTTCTGGGTATTGGTCCGCGCAGTGAGGTATGCGCTCTGCTGGATCATCGCCTCCATCTCGTGGAATATCTTGGAGGCCTGGAAGCGGTCGTTCGCGCAGGCGTAGACCTCGCCGCGGTTCTCTGCCTCAGGGCCGGAGAGGTGGCAGAGCGCGAGCCCCGCCGCGATCTGGGTCTTACCGTTCTTCCTCCCCATCGACAGGACCGCGGTCCTCACCGTGCGGAGGTCTGAGTTATTCGTGCGGTAGACCTGGCGAATGAACTTCTTCTGCCAGGGGCGAAGGCTGAGCTTCTTGCCGACCTCGCTGCCGGAGGTAATGGTGAGGTCCTCGAGGAATGCCATGACCCTCTCGGCCCTGGTCAACCCTGCGGCGTCCCACGGGTTATTCCGCTTTGGCGCCGAGCGCTTGCTCAGCGGCTTTGCACCTATACCTCGCAGGCCCATTGCTTACTCACCGCCCTGCCGCTTCTCTCTCAAGACGGCGAGGCGCTCCATTAAGACCACAGGCAGGGCCATCTTGGACATGATGTCGATTAACTCATCCAGGTCGCCGGGGCTCCAGTCGAGCGAGGTGAAGTTATTCTCGGTCCAGTGGTGGTAGCCGTCGCATGAGAAGGTGGCGAAAGACTTTGCCCCGACCCTCCTGCCAGTGGAGCCGAGCAGAGCCAGGTGGCTGGAGGCCTCGATATTGATCTCTCCCGTCGGCTCAAAGTACACTGTCTTGGTACACGGGACTCCGAGCCCCTCTATAGTCGGTGAGTGACCGAGTGAGTGAATAGTGCCCTGACCTGTGACGATAACTCGGTTAGAGTCGACCTCGCCCAGGGCCACGGTGGACCGGCAGGGGAGCGTCACCCATGGGGCGTCGCCGTGGGCGCAGTTCCAAGGAATGATCGGCACGGGACCTCCTCTAGGTTTGGCCGGCGCCCGACCGGAAAGGTTAACGGTACGTCGCCGGCCTGCGAGCTGTTGTTTCCATGCTGCATTTGAGTCAATAGGGCCACCACCTGCTCGCTGGGCAACCCGTATTGACCTATCGTCAAACGGAGAGCTCGGGAGAGTAAACCAGGAGGAAAACCCTGCCCGAGCCTCCCCACCTATGCGGAAAGGGGGCCCCAACCGCACCGGCAGGGATCATCTGCCCTTCTTAGAAGGGGTCGGCACCGGGCCAGTTGGAATAGCGAATACGAACCATCCTGTCGTTGGGGTCCAGCCGTACTTGACTTCCCACCCCGGGGCGGCAGGGACGTCGGGCTTCGGAGGGGGATTGCCCCATCCCCACGGCGGCTCAGCGATCGGGACGGTAGGAAACTCTTCACCCGCACCGCCCCAAGTCCCCGGAGGAGGCTCTGACGGAGGCTGCTCCGGCCACTGCCCGGTACCGGGGTTCCATCCTGCGATCGGAAGGGTGGGACGAGGATCGCCCGGCCCCCAGATTACGAGGTCTCCCGGCACGGCGGCAATCGGTGAGTCACTCTTTGCGTAGTAAGCCATTCCTATTCTCCTTGCGAGCCTTTATCGGTACCGCACCACTGTGGCTCAAGCTACGTGAGCGGGCCGTCATGATGGAAAAGTCGTAGCGAAGGGATATCATCCACGATACCCTCCCTACCCTCTCCGGTAGCAGCGTCAGCCGCGGGGAAGCCTTCCTCCTCCGTTTCATGTGCGGGGCTCTCACCCGCTGCAACGCCCATTGAGGCTGCAGCCCCGGTTCCTGCGTCTCTGCGGCCCTAAACCGCTACCGTACCCTATTGAACCAAACTCGATAGGAAATCTTCGGTAGGATCAATCCTACCGAAATCAGGGGGTTAGAAAAATCTTCTACGAGTTTTTTGGCCGTAGAATGAGGAAAACGATCCTATCGAGGCCGCACACTTAGCAGACTTTTCGTTCGAAATTCTCGTTATAAATCAATAACTTAGTTGAAAAAGATTTGTAGATTTTTTCG